AGGTGCTGGTATCGCCGGTGTCCATGATGATGATCCACAATCCTATGACGGTGGCGATGGGAGATACTGCCGAAATGCACAAAGCGATAGATATGCTTGCCGAGGTCAAGGAAAGCATTATGAACGCTTATGAAATCAAGACCGGAATGAGCCGCGCGAAAATCTCGCACCTCATGGACGCTGAAACCTGGATGAACGCTAACAAGGCGGTGGAACTCTGCTTTGCGGACGATATTCTGAACCGCGAAGAACCGCCGGAAGCGCCTGCAGCAGATTCGCTGATGTATTCCGAAGAGCAGGTGGTAAATTCCCTTATGGGCAGGATTGCGGAGAAATGCCACATAGCCACGAAAACCGAAAACAAAACCAAAGCCGAGGATTTATTTTCTAGGCTTGATTTGATTAAGAACTGGAGGTAACGAAAATGACAATTCTTGAACTGCGCGAAAAGCGCAATAAGGCATGGGAAGCCGCAAAGGCATTCGTTGAAACCAAGCGCGACAATGACGGACTTCTGTCCGCAGAGGACGCCGCTTCTTATGCCGAAATGGAGCAGAAAATCAAGGACTACGGCGCTGAAATCGAGCGCATGGAGCAGATGGCGGCTATGGACGCGCAGCTTTCTAAGCCTACTTCGACACCTCTCACCGCAAAGCCGCTGAACGGTGACAAGCCCAAGTCCGGCAGAGCAAGTGATAAGTACAAGGCGGCAATGCTGAATGCTCTTCGCACGAATTTCAGACAGGTGTCCGATGTGCTTTCCGAGGGCATTGACGCTAACGGCGGTTACCTTGTCCCCGAGGAATACGACAGCCGCCTTATTGATACTCTGACCGAGGAGAACATCATGCGAAAGCTGGGTCACACTATCACCACCAGCGGCGAACACAAGATAAACATTGCCGCCACCAAGCCCGCCGCAGCGTGGATTGACGAGGGCGGCGCACTGTCCTTTGGTGACGCTACTTTTGCGCAGATAAACCTTGACGCGCACAAGCTGCACGTTGCGGTTAAGGTGACCGAGGAACTGCTTTATGACAACGCTTTCGGGCTTGAAAGCTACATAATCGAGCAGTTCGGCAAGGCGCTGTCCAATGCGGAGGAGGACGCTTTCCTCAACGGCGATGGAGTTGGCAAGCCACTCGGACTTTTCTCCGATAAGGGCGGCGGCGAGGTTGCTGTTACTGCGGTGAGCGCAACAGCGATAACCGCAGACGAAATCATCAACCTTGTGTACTCCCTCAAGCGCCCCTACCGCAAGAATGCAAAGTTCATCATGAATGACCAGACTGTCGCAGCGCTCCGCAAGCTGAAAGACAACAACGGCGCATATCTCTGGCAGCCGTCACTCCAGGCGGGCGAGGTCGACAGGCTGTTCGGCTATGAGGTTTACACATCTCAGTATGTCCCCATAATCGCCGCAGGAAAGCCCGTAATCGCATTCGGCGATTTCAGTTATTACAACATCGGCGACCGTGGAACTCGTTCCTTTGCGGAACTCAAGGAGCTGTATGCAGGCAACGGTATGGTCGGCTTTGTGGCAAAGGAGCGTGTGGACGGAAAGCTGATACTCCCCGAAGCAGTACAGATTCTCAAGATGAAAGCCGGCTCGGGTTCTTCCGGCGGCTAATAGGCGGTGACTATGGACGAGCTTCTGACGAAAGTTAAGCAGAACCTCATACTTGAACACTCGGCGGACGATGAACTCATAAGTGGGTTCATCGCCGCCGCTGTTTCCTATGCCGAAAGCTATCAGCATATCGAGCAGGGCTATTATACGAATAATCCCATGCCGCCGACCACGGAACAGGCGGTAATAATGCTGTCATCGCATTTCTATGAAAGCCGCGATGGCTCGACTGGCGGCTTTTTCGGGGGACAATGTTCAGGCGGGAAAACAGGTGTGGGATACAGTGAATATGTTGCTGCGACTGGACAGGCGGTGGAAAGTATGAGTTTCGGTAAGATGAACACGCAGATACAGATAACGCAAAAACAAATCACGCTCGATGCCGAGGGCTTTCAGACGGAATCCGATGTCGTTGTAGCAACAGTCAGAGCCTATCGGGAGGGACGGCACGGCAGCGAGAAATGGGCGAACCGAGCCTCCTTTTCCGAAGCCACCGACCTGTTCCGTTTTCGCACAATTCCCGGTCTGAAAAACTCAACGGATATGCGTATTCTGTGCGATAATTCGGTTTTCGAGATAACCTCTGTTGAAGATGTTAAAGGTCGCGGAATGTATGTTGAGGTGCTTGCAAAGGAGGTGCAGCCGAGTGGCTAAGGCTGATGTAAAAATGCCTGATGAGTTTCTCGCAAGGATTTCCCGGCTTGGAGCGCAGACCGACAGCATTGCTGAAAAGGTTTTGCAGGCAGGCGGCGAGGTTGCTCTCGCAAAGGTCAAAAGCAATCTGAAATCCGCTGTAGGTTCGAGAACGAAAAGCAAATCCCGCTCCACAGGAGAACTTGAACGGTCGCTCGGTTTATCTCCCGTTATGGTCGATAAGAACGGAAATCACGACATCAAGGTAGGATTTTCCGAGCCGAGAACGGACGGCGGCAGTAATGCGAAAGTAGCAAATATCCTCGAGTACGGAACAAGCAGTCATTCGGCGAAACCGTTTCTGAAACCCGCAAAATCCGCTGTGAAAAAGCAGTGCGTGGAAGCCATGAAATCCGCATTTGAAAAGGAGGTCGATGGACTTTGAGTCTGCTTTCGGAACTCTCTGCGATAGCTAAAAAGCTGAAAATTCCGGCGCAGACTGCGGTATATTCCGGTAACGCTCCAGAGGAATACTTGGTGTTTACTCCGCTGTACGACAGCTTTGAACTTCACGCAGACAATGCGCCGACTGCCGATGTGCAGGAAGTTAGGATTTCCCTTTTCACAAAAGGAAACTATACCCGCACTGTAAGCAAGCTGGTGAAAGTTCTGCTTAATGCGGATATTACCGTAACCGCCCGAAAATATGTCGGTCACGAGGACGATACGGGCTATCATCACTACGCCGTTGATACGGCGAAAAACTATGAAATGGAGGAGATATAAATGGCAACAATAGGTCTTGACAAGCTGTTCTACGCTGAAATAACCGAGGACAGTGACGGCAACGAAACCTACGGAGTTCCCGCTTCGCTTGCAAAGGCGATTTCGGCAGACCTCTCCGTGGAGCTTGCGGAAGCTACTCTCTACGCCGATGACGGCGCTTCTGAAATCGTCAAGGAGTTCAAGAGCGGTACGCTTTCACTTGGCATTGACGATATAGGAAATGACGCGGCTTCGGTTCTTACGGGCGCTACCATTGACAGCAACAATGTGGTCATTTCCACCAGCGAGGACGGCGGCAAGCCTGTGGCTATCGGGTTCAGGGCGAAGAAATCCAACGGCAAGTACCGTTATTTCTGGCTTTATAGGGTCAAGTTCGGTATTCCGTCAACCTCACTTGCTACAAAGGGCGACAGTATAACGTTTTCCACACCCACAATCGAGGGCACGGTCTTACGCAGAAACAAGCCGGACGGAAACGGTAAGCACCCGTGGAAAGCGGAAGCTACCGAGGGCGAGAAGAACGTTCCTGACAGTGTAATCACGGGTTGGTACAAGTCTGTGTATGAACCGACATTCACGGCAAAGCCTGCTGAAACAGGCAAGTAACGGAGGTATGAGCAATGACGAATGAACGCAGTTCTTTAATAACCATCGGCGGTGAGCAGTACGAGATGATCCTCACCACAAGAGCGACAAAGGCTATCTCTAATCGCTATGGTGGACTGGATAACCTCGGTGACAAGCTGATGAGGTCCGAGAATATGGAGATGGCTCTTGATGAGATAATCTGGCTGATAACGCTGCTTTGCAATCAGAGCATTGAGATATATAATCTCAGAAACAGCGATAAAAAGCCGCTTCTCACCGAGGAAACCGTGGAGCTTCTGACCTCTCCCGGCGAGCTTGCCGAGTACAAGGACGCTATCACCGAAGCTATGCTGAAAGGCACGAAGCGGAATATCGAAAGTGAAGATACCTCAAAAAATGCAGTAACAGCCGAGTGAATGACGCAGAACTATTCACCCGGCTGTTCTATTACGGCACGGCGCAGCTGCACCTCGCTTCGGAAGAGGTGTGGCTTATGCCGTTCGGGTTTCTGATGGATCTGTGGGAGTGCCATAAGCAGTTTATGGGCATTGCTAAACCTAAGCGTGAAGCGGATATTGATGAGGTTATGCCTATGGGGATTTGATTGGAAAAGTGGTTGAAAAATCAGAAACGATGTGGTATAATGGTTTTATAAAGGCAGATAATCTGCCCGATAAATCAGAATTTGGCGGAGGTGTACTATGCTGGAACTATGGGACGCATATGATAATCAATTTAACAAGCTTGACAACATTGTGTTAGTAAGAGGCGATGAAATCCCAGACGGGATTTATCACTTAGTTTGCGAAATTGCAGTACGACATACTGATGGACAATATCTTCTTATGCAAAGGGACAAAAGGAAGCATTTTGGCGGTATGTGGGAATTAACCGCAGGTGGCTCCGCATTAAAAGGAGAACTCCCCTTAGAATGTGCTGTTAGAGAGTTAAGAGAAGAAACAGGCATTTGTTCCGAAAACTTAATCGAAATTGGTCGTGTCGTTCATAATAAACATCATTCTATTTATGTGGAATATTTATGCGATATCGAATGTGACAAAGACTCCATTCTTCTTCAAGAAGGAGAAACAATTGCTTACAAATGGGTAGATAAAGAAGAAATTAAAAACAGCCATGAGCTTGTAACAAGGCGAATGCAAGTGTTTATCAAGGAAATTCAATAACGGCTTGTCAAATTCCAATTTATCGAGCACTTTAACACAATAAAGGAGCAACCACTCGGCTGCTCCTTTTCCAAATACCCCCGAGCCGCAAGGCTCTTTTTTTATGCCCATTGCCAAGGAGGTGAAACAGAATGTCAGAGAATTTCGGCTTGAAAATAGGTCTTGAGGGCGAAAAGGAGTTCAAGAAATCCCTCGCCGAGATAAACAACTCGTTCAAGGTCCTCGGCTCCGAAATGAAGCTTGTGGATTCTCAGTTCGATAAGAACGATAAATCCGCCGAAGCCCTAACTGCCCGGAGCGAGGTTCTGAATAAGGAAATCGACGCACAAAAACAGAAAATCGAAACCCTCCGTTCCGCCCTCGAAAATGCCGCCGAGTCCTTTGGAGAGAACGACCGCCGCACACAAAGCTGGCAGATACAGCTGAACAACGCGCAGGCGGCTTTGAACGGCATGGAGCGTGAACTTAGTTCCAACAACACCGCCCTTGAAAAGGCTGACAAAGGCTTTGACGAAGCCGGAGATGAAGCAAAGGACTTCTCCAACTCCGTCAAGAAAGCCGCCGATACCAGCGAGGACGCTGACGGGAAACTGAGCAAACTCGGGGATACCGCAAAGAAAATCGGCGCGGCTCTCGGGGCTGCTGCGGCAGCAGTCGGAACAGCCTGCGTTGCCGCAGGAAAAAAGCTGTGGGATATGGCAAACGATGTGGGTTCTGCCGGTGACCAGATAGACAAGACCTCGCAGAAAATCGGAATAAGCGCCGAAAGCTACCAAAAGTGGGGCTATGTATTTGAGCGCTGCGGCGCTGACGTGAACAACCTCCAGACGGGCATGAAAAAGCTGTCCACCGTCATTACGGACACGGCGGGCGGCTCGGATTCAGCAGCCGAAAAGCTGTCCGCTGTCGGGCTTTCCATCGAGGAACTGAACGGTAAATCCCAGGACGAACAGCTGAGCATGGTAATCACAGCTCTGCAAGGCATGGAAGCAGGCGCAGAGCGCACCGCCGCCGCAAACGACCTTCTCGGAAAATCCGCTGTGGACATGGCGGCTGTCCTGAACACAAGCGTAGAGGAAACCGAGCGTCTGAAGCAGGAAGCCGAGGATTACGGCATGGTTATGAGCAACGAAGCGGTAGCTGCGTCTGCTGCTTTTGAGGACAGCCTTACCAAGCTGTCGCACACCGCAGGCGGTCTGAAGAACCGCATGGTGGGAGAACTCCTGCCGGGAATAACGCAGATCACAGACGGACTTGCCGACCTCCTCGCAGGCAACGAGCAAGCGGCGGACGAACTGAAAAGCGGCGTTACATCAGTTATCGACACTATCCGAACGCTGATTCCGCAGTTTGCGGAACTCACAACTTCGATTGCGGGAGCGGTCCTCGAAAGTGCTCCCGGTATCATCAAGGCGCTTGCGGACGGACTTCTGTCGGCTATCTCCGAACTTACTCCGACCATCGCCAGAATTGTGACCGAGATTACTTCGGCTCTGGTGGGACTGCTGCCGCAGATAGTTTCGGCGGGAGCGGATATTCTGCTGTCGCTTATCAAGGGCATTGCGGACACGATTCCGCAGCTTGTTCCGCAGATAGTCGCTGTTGTCGTGGAGATAGTGAAAACGCTTGTGGACAATCTGCCGCTTATTTTGGACGCAGCTTTACAGCTTATAATGGGACTTGCACAGGGTATTCTTGACGCTCTGCCTGCACTCATTGAAGCGCTGCCGCAGATAATCACGGGAATCGTGGACTTCCTCATCGGTGCGATACCGCAGATAATCGAAGCGGGAATACAGCTTCTAACCTCGCTTGTTACCGCTCTGCCGGATATAATTGCGGCAATCGTGGAGGTAATTCCGCAGATAATTGACGGAATAATCAAGGCGGTGATTTCTGCAATTCCGCTTATCATCGAAGCAGGAATAAAGCTGCTTGTCGCGCTTGTGCAGAAC